GGCGCCTCATACACTGCCAGCCTGCCCTCTTCTTGGTCGCATCTACGGTAGTAAAGCGTTACCTTTTCATTCTCATAACGTGTCAGTTCCATCCTGACTATTTCGGTGCTTGGCTTGGGTGTCTCAACCTTGGGTTTGGGCGCCTCGAGAACGGGCTTGCTGACGACAGCAGCCACTGCAATTGCCGCCGTTGCCAGCCCGATTGGCATTACTCGTCATCCCCAAGCAAGATGCCAAGGACTATCGTCAGCGCGAGTACCAGCACCATAATTCCGGCGCCTATCATCATCAGGCCAACGACAGCCGCCATCATTTGGCAACCACCAGCAGGAAGACCGCAGCGCCGACAATCCAAGCGTAGGCAATGTTCTTCATACGAATGCGGCGCAGGATGCTTATGTCTGTCAGCAGGGACTCCTGCAGCAGCTCCATGTCGTAAGAAGCCTCCCATGCAGGCTGCGGCTCGTAATACTTGCCGATCTCAATGCCGGTCTTTGTGCGGTAAGGCGTAACCTTTTTGTAGCCGCTAGAGAATGTCATTGGTGGGTGTTCCATTGTGTAACCTCCTGTTAAGTATTGCTACGATACAACATCTAATTCCAGATTACAACAGCTTGCACAAACTTTTTTAACGTGGTGTAATGAGGCATTAAACGGAGAATTGTGATGACCCTACAAGAATGGTTTGCCAAACAACCCCGAGGTGCAAAGACTGCGATGGCGCAGGCTATCAACGTCAGCAAGACGTGGCTGTCCCTGATTATCAATGGGCAAAAGATGCCAAGCCCCATGTTAGCAGTGGCGATTAGTGCCCATACCAAAGGCAAAGTGCCGCGTAAAGCCTTGCGCCCGGATATTTTCGACTGATATGATGGTCTCCAATGCGCTTGGCGGCGCGAATCAGGTAAGCCCTAGCCGGGACTCTGCTGGTACCTGCCAGTCCGCCAACATCCTCACGGATGAGAGTCTCGCCTAGGGCTTTTTTTTGGGGAAATCATGCAACTAAAGCCTAAGAACTGGGACAAGTTCCAGCACTACAAAGATCGTTGCCCACCGTGGATAAAGCTACACCGAGATCTGCTGAATGACCGGATTTATGCAGGGCTACCGATTGCTAGCAAGGCGCTAGCACCATTGCTCTGGCTGCTGGCAAGTGAGTCGAAGGACGGTAGTTTTGACGCGTCTAGCGAAGAGCTAGCCTTCCGCTTGCATATTGCTAGCAAAGAGATAGAGGCGGGTCTCAAGCCATTGATTGATAAAGGTTTCTTTGTGGATGCTAGCACGATGCTAGCACCTTGCTTGCAACCTGCTATCCCAGAGAGAGAGACAGAGACAGAGACAGAGAGAGAGCAGAAGAAGCAGTCTCGTGGAACTCGACTGCCTACTGATTGGGTAGCGACTGATTCACAGACAGCCTTCTGTCGGAAGTTTCGGCCTGATCTCAACCCTGTGGCTGTGGCTGATAGGTTCCGGGACTTCTGGATTGCGCAGCCCGGCGCCAAGGGTGTGAAGCTCGACTGGGACGCGACATGGCGCAACTGGGTGCGGAACGAAAAAGCCGGTGGTGGTAGCCGTCCTGAGGCTTCTGCTTCACCGATGCCCGCTTGGGCACCAAAACGGGCGTAGAGACGATGAGAGGCCACGAAGCACTCATCGCCCTGCGGCGAGATAAAAAGCGCCCACAAGGCGTCTGGATCAGCCACAGCCGGTCTCCTGACTGCTTGGTCTGGCACCTGAGCGCCACGACCCTGCCGTACCCGGAGATCGAGATACTGCCGTCCGAGAACCCCGCGGCGTTAGACCTGCGGTTTGTTGTTGGCCTGACCGTCCATGTAAACGGTTGCAGTGATTACAAAAAAGCAAAAAGACTTCACGACGCCTTAAAGGCTGCAGGTGCCCGGCGCGTGATCAGTGTGGTCGGCGACTTGCTGATCGATAGCGAAAGAGGAGAATTTGATGGCTACGTTCCTGAATGATGACGACATAGACTTTGATGCCTACCTGTCCGCAACGGACAGCGATGCCAAGGTCAAGAAGGCCGCGGTCTGGGCGGAAGAGTTTGAGGCTGAGCTGCTGTCGCCACCGATTGACCGCTCGGTCTCGATGCCGTGGGGCTCGACGGTTGACAGCTTTGCTTTCCGACCGGGTGAGGTATCTGTCTGGGCTGGTGGTAACGGGTCTGGGAAGTCGCTGATGACTGGTCAGGTGATGCTGGGCCTGATTAAGCAGAACCAGAAAATCTGCATCGCCAGCTTCGAGATGAAGCCTAAGATCACTCTGAAGCGGATGATCCGTCAGTTCGCAGGCAAGTCGTTGGAGTCCAACAATTACGTCAAGACCCCGGAAGCTCAGAAGCGCGAGGCCTACGGTCGGTTCTTTGGTTTTGTCGGTGATCGCCTGTGGCTCTATGACCAGCAGGGTACCGTCAGTAGCCGAACCATTGAGGCCATGTGCCATCATTGCGCAACGAAGCTGGGTATTCAGCATGTGGTGATCGACAGTTTGATGAAGTGCGTCCCCGGCGAAGACAGTTACAACGAGCAGAAGGATTTTGTTGATCGGCTGACTGCGATTGCCAGAGATCACGACATTCACATTCACTTGGTTCACCACATTCGTAAGCTGGCAAGTGAAGAGGTGCGCCCAAGCAAGTCAGACTTGCGTGGTTCATCGGCGATTACCGATCAGGTGGACAACGTCCTAATTCTGTGGCGCAATAAGAAGAAGCAGCACAGCATTGAGCGTGGCGAATCGATTGACCCGATGATTCCTGATGCATACTTGATGTGCGAGAAGCAGCGGAACGGTGAGCGTGAGCCTTGGTTTGAGTTTTATTTTCACTCAGACTCGCAGCAGTTCATCGACCGATACAACGGTATGCCGATGGCGTTTGATTTGAAGGGTGATTTTTGAAGAATGTTCCAACCGAAATATGGCAGTGTCTTGTACGAGAAGTTATCCGAATGCGGATTAAAGACCGGAATCAGGCTCACGAGTTTTTGCGAATGTGGGAAAAGAACCATGATGATCAGCAGCTCCGGGCTGTGGTTAAAGCTCAGTGGGACAAAGGCAACCGAGGTGAAAAGGGAGATTGGAAATGAACACTGAACAATTTAAAAAATGTTCTGCAAAAGCCGTTGAGGTCATGAAGAAAAGATATGAGCCCTTGATGAATGGCTTTATTGAAGACTTGAATGATGTTGATGAATTGGCGGTGCTGATGTTGATGCTGGCGCAAAGAGTGGTCGCAAACTCAATTCTTTTAAATCAAGAAGGCGGCGTAGATTCAGAAAAAACTATGCTTTCAATACTCGAGGGCTCTCAATTGTATGCTCAGGATGGCGCTGCTTATATAGAAGCGCAAGTTGCGTTGTATAAAATGAAAAAAAGTGATCGGGGTTAAAAATGAAAGAGATGAGTGATTTTACGAAGAAGTTCTTAGCGGGTAGTGGTCAGGTGGAGGTCTTCACCCAGCGTGAGTTCGATGATGCGCTGGCGATTGCGAAAGCCGAGATCATGGCAGTAGCAATTGAGACCACGAAGACAGCTATCAAGATTGAACGGGAGGCCTGCGCTGAGCTGGTGGAAGCGTTGGCTGAAGAAGAGAATGAGGGTGAGCTGTGTACTGCCCTGCGTAACGCTGCTGAAGCGATTAAGAATCGGTTGCCAGCGCAGCGTCAATGATCTGGATCGGTATCGACCCCGGCTTAAGATCGGGGGCCATAGCAGCGATTGACCACAACGGGTTATTCATTGGTGCCCATGACATCGTCGCCGTTCAAGATCGGATCGATGCCAGAGCATTGAAGCAAATAATTTTAGATATGACGATACCGGGGGATGACTATGCAATCTGTTTGGAACAGGTTTGGACGATGCCGAAACAAGGCATTGCCTCTACTGGTCGTTTTATGCGCGCCTTTGGGGCTATTGGTGCTGTCGCTGAACTTATGTGCGAAAGGATTTTTTACGTTACGCCACAAGTTTGGAAAAAAGCCATGAGCGTCACGTCGGATAAGAACGATTCGTTAGCCGCGGCGAGAATTGCATTCCCGCAGGCGACGTTACTGCTGAAGAAAGATCACGGTAAGGCTGAAGCGTTGTTGATCGCGGAGTACGCACGGAGGACATTCTCATGAGTATGTTTGACACTGAAGAGCAGATGCGCTGTGCCTTTGCAGCGTTTGCATTACAGGGAATAATGTCATCGATTGATCAGTTGGAAATTTTAGAGAACGAAAACAACCGTCGGTTTATTGCTGAAACTGCTTTCGACATGGCGGACATGATGATGGGGGTAAGGAATGAATCCGTCCGACATTGAGATGTATCGGGCATGGATGCGCGGCGACTCGATTGGATCAATCGCGAAGCGGTACAAGTTACATAAGACTCAAGTACGAAAGGTAGTTAATCGTGTCGTGGAACAACGCAGTCCCGAGGCGCTGCTCAAATTGCCGGGAGACCAAGCCGGTGAGTGGCGGGATGTATGAGCGGTTTGCAGATGGAATGAGACAACGCTGGCTATGTGAGCAGTGTCATAAAAAATCACAGCGAGGTGAGTATGGACAGGGAGATCGACCCAAATAAAGCGGTGGACTTCATCAGGGACAACGGGAAGTTCTACGCTAAGGCTAAGGCTGACCGGGTGTACATGGAAGAGTACCGCAAGAGCCTCAAGGCGATTCTGATGAAGCGGTCAATGGAGACCGCGGTCAACGCGCAAGAGCGTGAAGCGTACAGTCATCCTGAGTACGTCGACCTGCTGAACGGGCTGAAGGAAGCCGTGGAGCAGGAAGAGCGCCTGCGGTGGGAGATGGTCGCAGCTCAGGCGAGGGTCGAAGTATGGCGTAGCCAAGAGGCCAGTAACCGGGCGGAGTTCAAAGCGACGATATGAACAACAAGCTGACCGCGGCTGAACGTAAGCATCTGGAAAGGGTCAAGAGCCTGCCCTGTAGCGTCTGTAACGCCCCACCGCCCAGCTCAGCACACCACATCAATCAGGGCCAGCAGTACACCACTGTGGCCCTCTGCTATGACTGCCACCAAGGCTCCATGATGGGCTGGCACGGGAACAAGCGGGCTTGGGCTATCAGGAAGATGGACGAGCTGGACGCCCTGAACATCACTATACAGCGCCTGCTGTGCGACGGATTGCCAATCGAGCAAGACGAAAAAATATTTTAATTTGTTGTTGACACGTCGTTTAATGTGGAATTAAACTCTGTCTTACGGTCAAGTTGGATCGGATGCGACAGGAGCGAACACCATGAAAAACGACATCAACACCATCGACACACTCGGTACCTTGCTGGCTCAGATTGCTGATCTCGAGGCGCAGGCTACCGCCATCAAGGACGATCTCAAGGATGCGGCTACCGCTCCCGGCGGCAGCAAAGTCTTCGAGGGTGGCATGTTCAAGGCCACGGTCATCGAGTCCAACCGCAGCACCATCGACTGGAAGCGTCTGGCTGCAGACCTCGGCATTACTGACGAGCAGCTTGCTGCCTATACCAAGACCGCTGCTGTGTTCAGCGTCAAAGTCACTTCACGTTAACTAGGGGGTAATCATGGAATCAATCAAAGTACAAGGCATCGAGCGTTTTCAGTCTGTCTATGTGTCAACGATAGACGATTCGGTTTGGGTCAACGTCCAGACCAGCAATGGCAGTGCGAACACTCGGCTGTCAGTAGAGGGGGCTGAGAAGCTCATAGAAGCCCTACAAGCCGCGATTGGCAGCGTGGGGGCATCTTTGGATGTCCGGTACCAAAACGAGCCTGTGGAGGCCTCAGAATGAGCGACGGCACATTGTTTGGGGTCGGGTTAGCCGTCCTAATGATCGCGGCATGGCTAACCCACGTCTTTACCTGCTTTATTACCGCGGCGTGGGGGTTCCTGATAGCTGGGGCGATCTTCTTCCCCATTGGCATTTTGCACGGCTTGTACTTGTGGTTTAGTTAACAAAGAAAATTGTTGACACGGGTGCGATCGTTTAATGTAGAATTACATTCACGGTCGCAGTGACCGGATGCGAACAGGAGCGAAATCATGACCCAGCTATACACCCGCAGCGGTACCGAGTACACCGGCAGCGTCCAGCTCAGCGCCAAGGGCAAGCCGACCTATACCTATCAAGTCTCCTGCACCCGTTGCCACGTTATCAATGGTCAGCGTCTGTATGTGATGGGCATGATGAATGGCAAGCCTTACTCGCACACTGGCTTTGACTGCTGGGGGTGTGGCAACACGGGCGTGACCAGCACCAAGACCGCCCCGCTGTACACCGCCGAGCAGCTTGCCAAGCTCAACGCGACCGCGGACAAGCGCCAAGCGGAGCGTCAGGCCAAGCGCGAAGCCGAGCAGGCTCTGGCAGCAAAAGAGCTGGCTGATAAGCTGGCGACATTCAAGGCCGAACATGCCGAGTTCTGCGTCGAGCTGAACAGCTTAGCCGGCGAGTTCTGGAATGGCTTTCGTGACGGCTTCTACAAGCGCCTACAAGCCCCTACAGAGCGTCAGATCGCCTTGGTCAAGGCCGAGATAGCCAAGCTGCAGCAAAACGTCACCAGCGCCTATGTCGGCGCCATTGGCGACCGTATCGAGATTGCCGGCAAGATCGAGCGCGTCATCACCACCGAGAGCTTCTACGGTATCAAGCACATCAACATTATCCGTTGCGAGAATGGTAACGTCGTCGTGTACCGCGGCAACTACCTTGGCGGCAAGGACGATGCCGTACACATCATGGCAACCGTGGCTGAGCATACTGAGTACAACGGTGTCAAACAGACAATTGTTCAGCGCCCCAAACAAAAGTAAGATTTTTTCAAAAAGGGGGTTGACCGCCCCCTCATCTTTTAATGTAGAATTACACCACTGACACATTGGTCAGGATGCGAAACAGGAGAGCGAGATGGTTGACGAGCGCAAAGTAGTTCTGACGGTAGGCAAATACAGCATCATCCGTGAGCGGTATTACGGCTTCCGTTGCAACTCGTTATCGACGATTTGGGAAGTTGTCGAGAACACAACAGGCGTTAACGGCGAACCCACTGAGATGGCTGTAGCTCGTTTGTACCGCCTGCGGGACGCCAAAGCCAAACTCCAAACCCTTGCAGTAATCTAACCCTAATAGCGAAAGGAAGCGAAATCATGAGACTCGGAACCCAAACAGGCAGCTTAGTTAACCACATCATGACCAACAGCCGCTCGGCTGAGCCCTACGTTGGTATGCCAGCCACCATCTGCTACTGGACTGACCGCAGCCCAGCGACCGTAGTGGAAGTCAACATGAAAGGCCGGTACATCGTGGTTCAGGATGACGACTACAAGCGCGTAGACGGCAACGGCATGAGCGAGAGCCAAGTCTACGAGTACACCCAGAACCCTGAGAACTACAAGCGCATTTACCGCAAGAACAAGAAGGGTCAGTGGGTGCAGCAGGTTCGTAACCCTGAGACTGGTCGCCTGAACAATGCGCCAAGCGGCAACCTATATCTGGGTGACCGCGAGAAGTACCACGACTTCAGCTTCTGATTAATCCGCCCGGCGAAAGCCGGGCACCACCGAGATACGACATGACTGAAACTTTGAAGCTGGGCAGCAAGATGATCGTGGTTGACATTGGCGACAACGACTACAAGGTTCTTAATAGAATGGAAACACAGTTCGATAATCTGGCTGACGCTGCGTATGATGAGCATTGCAAGCGGATGATCCTGATGAGCGCGTTGGAGGACATCTTAGCTGACGGTACTTGCACGGCGAGTATCCGGGAAATCGCGGAGTATGCGATGGGCCTCGTGGATGACAAAAAGTCTGTAGACTGACGACTCATTGGGGAAGCGCAATCCCATAACAATGAGCGTCAAGGATCGGCAGCTCAGCCGTTTGCGTAGAGCGCCAAGTGGCATGGAGATCGGCTGGTCACTACCCCCGACCCCGTAGACTGGAACCTGCGGAGCAGAGTCGGTCTCCATACCAGTTGGGAAAGCGGATGCTGGTGGTCTGTACCTTACGGGCCAGCGCAACCAGTGCAGCGAGTACCGACTACCCCTAACAATAAGAGGACAGCATGGAAAACCAAGACATTCGTATTACATTGCAATACAATCTCGAAGAGGTTAATCATTTATTGACACTGCTTGGGGCTCTGCCCTTCAATCAAGCGGCGCCAATGATCGACAACATCCGGGTGCAGGCAATGCCACAGCTCCCAGTTGCTGAGGGGAAAGAAGATGCCGAAGAGCAAGGGAATAGTTGACGACTTGCAAGAGTTTGCCGAAGACTATCGTAAGACGTACAAGGCTGGCTTAGGCCTTGACCCGGATAAAGACTATGTAGCAGCCGCCAAAGAAAAGGCGGCTGAGTTCGTTGATAACCTCGGTAAGGGCGCCCGCAACTATGGTCGCGCCTACAAAGAGGGTTTGGGTATGAAGCCCGAGACCGACTACGAGAAGAAGCGTGGCGGCACAGTCAAGAAGGCCCGCAAAACCATCAGGGGTTATGACTGAGATGGACAAGGACTTAGAGACGCGCTTCGCAGTACATGAGGCGCTATCAAATGCCCGCTATGAGGCTATCGAGAAGCGCCTTGAAAAGGGCGACCAGCGGATGATCCGCATTGAGATGCTGATCTATGGCGTAATGATTATGGTGCTGCTAGGCCCGGGAGCCGCGGCAGAGTTCCTGAAGAAACTATTCACCTAGTAACAGGCAAGAGAGAGACTGAGATATGTCTGATGACGCCACAGTTGCCGCCGAGCAAGCAAAGCCCCCAAAGAAGCGGGCTGGTAGGAAGACAGAGTACGACCCCGCTATAGCCGCAGAGATCTGTACAAGGATCAGTTGCGGCGAATCCCTACGCCAAATCTGCATGGAAGACAGAATGCCAGTACACAGCACTGTGTATCTTTGGCTGTTGCAGAATAAGCAATTCTCGGATAACTACGCGAGAGCAAGGGAAGAGCAGGCAGACACACTCGCTGATGAGATACATGCTATTGCTGATGAGCCCCCTCAAGAGATCGTTGATGACAAGGGCATAAGCCGCACAGATAGTGGCTGGGTGACATGGCAGAAGAACCGCGTAGACGCCCGCAAGTGGGTAGCGGCTAAGCTGAAGCCTAAGAAGTACGGCGACCGCCAGATCGTCGCTGGGGACGCTGACAACCCGCTCGAGATGAAAGTCGACACGGGTATCTTCGACGCCGTCCTGAAGAACATCGAGCTAACCAAGCAATCCAAGAGATGAGATTCTGCACCTCCTGCCAAACGCAGAGGGCTGAAGGGGAGATGCAGCGGCGGGGGTCGGTAATGCGCTGGATATGCAGGCCATGCCTTGAGCGCAAGAGCGAGAGCCCCTACAAGTCCACCGAGAAGAGTTCCTACCGCGAGCCGATGAGGAAATGAATGGAGAGGGTCGAGATCATCCTGCTGGCAATCTACCTGACCGCGGTTGCGGTACTGTCGGTATGGTTTGCGGTGGTGACCCTGCACATGCCGCCTCGCCCAGCCTGCAAGACCCCAGAGCTACGGCCCGACCTGACCGCCGACCAGTGCCGGAGAAGATTATGGTGACATTCTTTTGGATACTGACGTGCCTGTTTGCCATGCTGGTTGGCATGGTGATGGGCTACATCATCGGCTCTGAGGCTGGCGAGTCCAAAGCCTACAAGGTGATGCGCAACCCTGAGCTCGACTCGCTGTCGCCCGCTGAGCGCCGCAGGAAGGCTAACGGCCCGTGGACGTAGCAGAAGAACTAAGGCGACGCATCGCTGAGCGTAAGGCTGAGCTGATGGCGATCAAAGAGCGCGAGCTGCTGGAGTTCCCAGAGATCGCCCTGTATGCGGCTGAGTTCCTATCGGTGCTAGTAGCCCTGATGTTCGGCGTGGCTGGCAAGCCTGAAGCCTGCTGCGCCATGATGCTGATTGCTATCTACCTGAAGCTGCGCCGATGAGCGACTTAGTCGAGATCCTCAAAGACCCCGAGACCCGGGCGCAGTACGCCAAGCTGCCGCCTGAGTATCGTGCCGCCTTTGAGTGGCGCACCAACTGGCTGCTGACCGCCCATAACTATCAGATCCTGCCGTCGGGGGACTGGTGGGACATTTGGCTGATGCTCGCAGGCCGTGGCGCAGGCAAGACACGCACCGCGGCTGAGCAGCTCGGCTGGTGGGCTTGGGAAGCGCCCAACACCCGTTGGGTGGTCGCCGCACCGACATCCTCAGACGTTCGCTCGACCTGCTTCGAGGGTGACTCTGGCCTGCTGTCTGTCATCCCCTCGATCCTGATCAAGGACTACAACAAGGCGCTGCACGAGCTGACGCTGGTTAACGGCTCGCTGATCAAGGGCATCCCGGCGTCCGAGCCCGAGCGTTTCCGCGGCCCGCAGTTCCACGGCGGCTGGTGCGATGAGCTGGCGGCGTGGGACTACCTGCAAGAAGCGTGGGATATGATGCAGTTCGGCCTGCGTCTGGGTAAGAAGGTGCGGCTGATCTGCACGACGACCCCGAGGCCGAAAGACTTGATCCTCGAGCTGGTGGAGCGGGACGGGGACGATGTGGCGATGGTGACCGCCTCGACCTACCAGAACCTCGACAACCTAGCGGACAACTTCAAGAAGCAGATCCTTCAGTACGAGGGCACCAAGCTCGGGCGGCAGGAGATCTACGCTGAGCTGATAGACCCGGAAGAGGGCGGCATCGTGAAGCGGGACATGTTCAAGCTCTGGCCTGCGAACAAGCCCTTTCCGAAGTTCGAGTACATCCTGCAGTCGTATGACTGCGCCTACACGGAGAAGACGATCAATGACCCGACGGCTGCAACGACGTGGGGCGTCTTTAAGCCCGAAGACGGCCCGATGGCTGTTATGCTCATCGATGCGTGGCAAGACCATCTGCAGTACCCGGATCTCCGTCCGAAGGTTATCGAAGAGTTCAAGGTGTCGTATGGCGCTGACCCCGAGGAAGAGGGCCGAGGAAACTTTACAGGGGGCAAGAAGGTTGACTTGGTGCTTATTGAAGACAAGGCTGCTGGCATCTCTCTGATCCAAGACTTGCAGCGGGCACACCTGCCGGTGAGAGCCTACAACCCCGGCAAGGCGGACAAGATACAGCGACTCTCGATTGTGGCGAACATCATCGCGCACCGTCGTGTGTACATCCCCGAGAGCACGGCGAAGAAGGGCTATGTGCGGGACTGGGCGGAAGGGTTCGTGAGCCAGATCTGTTCCTTCCCAGAATCAACGCACGATGACTTTGTGGACAGCTGTACTCAGGCTCTGCGATACTTGCGCGACGCGGGCTGGCTGGACATTGACCCGCAGCCCGTTGACGATGATGACGATTACGTCGTGGCTGGGCGCAAGCGTTCTAACCCTTACGCGGTGTGACTATGGCAGACGGAAAAAAATCTTCGGGTAAGGGTAAGGCTCTGACTCAATTAGAGAAAGATGTCTATGAAACTTTTGGGATGCTGCCAAATGAAGACCGCTTAAGTTTCCTGCCCCGGTATAAAAGTGGTGAGGGTTTTATTGCACCCGAATTGCTGTATGACCTCGCGAAAGTGATTCAGTCTCCACGCACAGCGATGTATTCCGAACTGGGCCCAGAGGAAGCGCTAAACATGGCTCTGGGCGTGATGGGCGGTAGTTCGGTTGGCGCTGCGCCTCGCGGTGCTTTGCAGATGGGAATAGCGAAGCCGACCTTAGAGCCAAAGCGTCGAGCTGCGCTGATGGACGCAGAACGTGCGTTACCGCTCAACTTACCGAGAGCGCCCGCCAAGTCGCAGCAGGAGATCGCAGCCCACGCAGAGCGAGTCGGTCGGCAGATGCTTGGAGAGCATGTTAGAAGCGGCAAGCCAAAGGACACCCAAAACCTTGCGGGCCGCTCATTGAAAGAAAGCCAGCGGCTGAAAAACCTACAGTACGAACTGGAGCCGCTGAAAGAGCTTCCGCCAATCGAAACCGTACAACCAAGAATTGGCGACATCAACGTCGCTGTACCGGGGGACACCTCGATCAGCGACTTAGTGCTGAAGTCCATCGAGGGTGAGCCTATTGGGTCGGTGCAACAGGGCGGATCGCTGTTTGGTCTTGGCAAACTTGACCGCGATGATCCCTTGTTCTGGGCATCAAACGAAGGCCCAGCCCAGATAATGCAAGACAAGATAACGGACGTGGCTGGTTTGTTCGAGCCAGAGCGTGTGCTTGCTCAGCACTTGGCGATGGGCCGCGTTGCAAACAACTTTGCGCAACATTTCGCCGACGCAAGTCTTCGCGCTATTGATTACAGCAAGCTCAGCGCGAAAGACATGAATACGTTCGACAACGTCATCGCGGGTGGGTACACCAAGAAGAACCAAAAGACGGGTGAAGTCCAATATATTACATTCCCGCACTGGCCCGGAATAGCTGACCCTGAGGGCGCGTTGGCTGCAATGAAAGCTGACCCTGAGTTACGCAAGTGGTTCTTAAGCCGGATGAAAACGCCCAAGTTGACTCAGGCGACCAACATGCCGAACGCCTTGGACATTGAGTGGGCGATCACGCACCCTGAGTTAAGGAACATGGAAGTCAATTTGACCGGGCATTCGGTTGGCGAGATGGTGCCCGGAGCAAAGTTGGCTGATGACCCTGACCACGAAACCTACCTCAAAGGCATCCGCGGTAGATTCCTTGGGCAACAAGAGAATTTAACGCCGTTTGCAATTTCCTATCCCGATGCAACTCAGCACATTGCAACGACCCAGCGCCCTCAGGACTTTACAGGGACGATTCAGAAGGTATTCCCGCACCAGCGCGTCGATCAGCAATATATTGACGAGTATGGCGAATACATGCGTCAGCTCAATAAATTTCTCACCGGTCGCAAAAAGGGTGGTGAGGTAACCATGGCTGACGGCGGGCAGACGTTCCCACTGCAGCGTCCTGAGCTGGTGACCGAAGTTAGCTCCCGCAAGCCCAAGCATCCACTGGCTGAATTGCTGGGCAAAGGTGTGGGTGCGGTGCATGAGTTCGCCTCAAAGCCCTTTGGCTATGAGAACCCGCCGGGCGAGATGGCGTCATCCCTACTTGGCCTGCCAGCTGTGGCGACAACGCTTGAGCGGTTTGCGTATGGGGAGCCGCTGACCCGCGGTAGCGGAGAGACGTTTGGTCTGAGGCCAGAGACCACCGAGGCGCTGATGACTGCGCTACCGGTCGCAGGCGAGGCCGCACGGTTGGGGACGAAGGGCGCTAAGGCATTGGCTCCGACCGCACGAGAGATGCTTGAGGCTGGGTTAGAGCGGGCCGTAGCGCCGACTAAGATGTATGTAATGAAGCCAAAGGGCGGCAACTGGATGGCTGGCGATGTTGAGCGGGAGGTAACCGACCCCCTGAAAATCAAGATTGTTGGGCAAGCCCCTGAAGAGCGAATTGCTCTGCATGAGCGTCTTTTGCAAGACCCAGAGCTAAATCAAGATCAAATTGATCGCGTCAAATACCATCTTGAGTTGACAAAAAACGATGCTGCCATCAACAACTGGGTAGACAAGAAGCTCAATAGGTACGTTAAAAACGAGATGGGTACGACTGAAGACCCTATTCGCTTGGGCATTGAGCGTCGCGCTGCTGCGGCTGATAAGTTAAAAGCTGAAAACCAAGCCAAGCTCAGAAAGATGGAGGCAGACATTGCTCGTGCAAAAGCTGCGGGCAAAGACACCACGTTATCTCGGCGCGATCTTGAAGCTGCTAGAGAAAAGTTTGCAGACGAACAATACGTCGCATCACAGGGGCTGTATCACTCGCCAATTCCAGAAGGCGGTTGGGATGACTTTGACGTATGGCAACCATCAGTGCTGGAATCTAAAAGGCAAGAAGCAGGCTTCCCGGGGCGTAACATGGCAACGCATCCTGCTGCCAAATTTTGGGAAGTAAACTCTGACATAAATTTGTCAAACGTCGCCGCCAAAGAATATCAAAACCCCGGATTGCAGGGTACGCCATTGGTTGAAGACAACCCTTGGATTCAAAAGCTAGACCCTGAAGCAAAGATCAATCTGATTGGTCAGTCTGCGCATGTTGACCTTGATTTCCCGCACATGATTGATGAGTTGCGAAATGCGATGTCCCCGGACACTCCACTGCCCGCTAGTTTGAGGGTTACAGCAAAAGACCTCGAAAAGATGACCCCGGATGACGTGTCTGCGTTAGTCGGGAAGATTAACGCATGGCGCAACGTTCAAAAAACAAAGTCGAACACACAGATAGCGAATAACCCAGCTACGCATTTGTTCAAAGAATATCCGCCTGAGAATAACCCGAAAGGCGTATCGTGGCGGCAGATTAAGCTGCCAGAGGGATACCCCGAAGCGGAAGCTAGGAAGTTTGTAAAAGAGGCTACTCAGTACGAAGGCGACATGATGCGCCATTGCGTTGGCGGCGCTGGGCATTGCGAGCCATTGCTCCGCGGCGATGTTGAGATATACACACTGCGTGATGCCAAGGGCGAGCCGCATGTAACTATTGAGGTTAAGCCTGCGGACGTATCAAGAGCCATGGCTCAGCTTACCCCGGACGAGAGGCAGTATCTTGTTGATACGGTGAAGAACAAATACTTCAATGGTGTAATGCCGGGACGAAGTAATGAAGATGAGTTTTGGAGAATGCTTGACCATGAATACATACAGGTTCATGGTAAGCCGCCGCCAGCTATTCTTGAGATTAAAGGCAAGAACAACAATAAGCCTAAAGATGAATACATCCCGTTTGTTCAGGATTTCATCAAGTCTGGCAACTGGAGCAATGTTGGTGATTTTCACAATACAAATTTGATTCACTTGTCGCCAAGTAGTGATATGGCAAAGCTCCTTCGTGAGGCAGGCAGCAAGAACATCCCTAAATATTTGACCCAAGAGGAAGCGAATGTTTTATCTCGCTGGGCAGCTAAAGGTGGTGAATTGCCAGAAGGGTTCGCAAATGGCGGCGCGGTCGATTACGAGTCACGTTTCAACGAGATGCTCCAAAACCATATTGGTATGGCTGAAGGCGGTGCCGTGGACTACGAGTCTCGCTTCAATCAGATGTTGCAGCAGCATGTCGGCATGGCTGATGGTGGCGAAGTGAATCAGTACAACAGCGACCCCGACATGTCTGACGGCGGTTTGTTTGTAGCTGCGCCTGCGTTTAAGAATGGCGGCGCTGTGAAATCTATCTGGACAGTTAACTAAAGGAATTAATCATGCCTGAGATGCCTGTAGACCCGGAGTTCGGGCGGTTCATCAGCGGACTGAAAGAGAACGCCGAGGGCGGTGCAGAGGTGGAGCTGGACATCGATGAGGATGATCTGGAAGAGCTGCCCGACGGTTCCGTCGTTGTATCGATGGAGAAAGGCTTCAAGACGCCTTCTGAAGACGAAGACTTCTACCAGAACTTGGCTGACGTGCTGAACCCGATGGATTTGGACTCGGTCGCCATGCGCTATCTGGATCTGATCGAGAAGGATAAAGAGGATCGCAAGGGTCGCGACAAGCAATACGAGGACGGCCTGCGCCGTACTGGTATGGGCAACGACGCTCCGGGTGGCGCTAACTTCCAAGGCGCCTCGAAGGTGGTGCATCCGATCATGGTGGAGACCTGTATCGACTTCGCATCGAGGGCGATTAAGGAGCTATTCCCACCAGATGGCCCGACCCGCACCAAGATTCTGGGCGAAGTAACGCCTGAGAAATCGGAAGTCGCCGAGCGCAAGCGCGATTATATGAATTGGCAGCTTACCGAGCAAATTGAAGAGTACCGCGATGAGCAAGAACAGATGCTCACGCAGCTCCCGCTGGGTGGTTCGCAGTACCTGAAGATGTGGTACGACGACAAGAAGCGCCGTCCGTGCGCTGAATTCGTTCCTATCGACAACATTTACCTGCCGTTTGCTGCTGGCAACTTCTACACAGCCCAGCGCGTGACCGAAGTTCACGAGATTACCGACTTCGAATTCAAGCAGCGCATCGACCGCGGCCTATATCGGGACGTGCAGTTCATCAGAAGCACCCTAGAACCCGAGCAGAGCGGCGCAGAGAAGGCGAACGACAAGATTGAAGGCAAGTCCATGAGCGACAACGTGGACGGCCTACGCACCGTTTACCACGTCTACACATGGCTTGAGCTTGATGAGGATGACCGCACCGATGGTAAGTGGGCGCCATACATCATGATGATCGACGCGAACGACCACGAGATGCTTGGTCTGTACCGCAACTGGGAAGAAGGCGACGAAACGATGACGAAGCTCGACTGGATCGTCGAGTTTAAGTTCATCCCGTGGCGTGGCGCCTACGCTGTTGGCCTGCCGCACATCATTGGTGGCATGTCTGCAGCCCTGACGGGTGCTTTGCGGGCGCTTTTGGACACTGCACACATCAATAACTCCGCCACGATGATGAAGTTGAAGGGCGGCAAGATCTCCGGGCAGTCCGATCAGATCGACGTGACCCAAGTTATCGAGATTGAAGGCGCTCCGGGCGTGGATGACGTGCGGAAAATCGCCATGCCGCTGCCCTTTAACCCGCCAAGTGCCGTTTTGTTCGAGCTTTTGGGCTGGTTGACCACGCAGGCCAAGGGTGTGGTGACCACGGCAGAGGAAAAGATCGCTGATGTCACGTCAAATGCCCCTGTGGGCACGACTCAGGCGCTGATTGAGCAGGGCGCGGCGGTGTTTTCGTCGATTCATGCCCGCTTGCACGAGTCGCAGAAGCGCGTTTTGATGATTTTGGGCCGGATTAACCGCTGGTATCTGGATGAGCAGCAAAAAGGTGACGTAGTTGCCGATTTGCCTATCTCTAAAGAAGATTTCATGCGCAATTCAGACGTTGTACCGGTGTCTGACCCGCATATCTTCAGTGAGACGCAGCGTATTGCCCAGATGCAGGCGGTTATTTCGCTGTCGCAACAGAATCCTGACCTGTTTGACCGCCGAGCTGTGGTTTCCCGTGCGTTAAAGCAGATGAAGGTGCCAAACGTGGCGGAATTAATGCCAGCAGCGATCAAGCCGGGCGAGATGAATGCGATTGACGAGAACATGGCGATGGCACTGGGCAAGCCTGCCTTTGCGTATCCCGGTCAGGATCACCTAGCTCATATACAGAGCCACCTGAATTTTTCTTTAGACCCAACGCTGGGCAGCAACCCGATCATTGCGATGAACTGCTTGCCGCAAGAGATGGAGCACATCAAGCAGCACATGGTGCTTTGGTACAAAGACCAGATGACCCAGTACGCCGCGGGCGAGACCGGCATCAACCTGCAGAAGTACGACGAAAAGGATATGACCAAGCCAATCGATCAGACGATTGCTGTGGCCTCCGAGCACGTCAAGATGGACACACAGCAGGTCTTTGAGAAGGTAATGCCTGCCCTGCAGCAGTTGGGCCAGTTGATTGCCCAGATGACGCAGCAGCGCCAGCAGCAGGCTACACAAATGGATCCTGACTCGCAGGCTGTACTGCAGGCGTCGATGGCTGAGACCCAGCGTCGCCAGATGCGCGATCAGGCGGACATCCAGTTGCAGACCCAGAAGCTGCAGACAGAAGTCGCTATGAACACCGAGAACAACCTGACGAAAGAGCGGATGAAAGCCGCCGACCTGACGGTTGAGGGTGCCAATTTACAGAAGGAACAGCAGGAAACTGCCCTATCGCTGCAGGAAGCAGCACAACGTAACTTAGGAGTTTAATCATGACCGTTACATTGAAAGACGAGCAGTCCGAAGCCGTTCGTCAACAACACCGCAACGCGACTGGTGCTTGGATCACCGGTCAAGAGTACAAAGAGCAGGGTTCGGCTACCCAACCGGAAGCCAACTCTGATCATGGCAATTTTTCCAGCAACAAGGGTATAGACAAGCGTAACGCATGAGATACGAGTCTGACTTCATTGGTGCTGTAAAAGCGCGTCAGCACGAGATCGCCGCGTCGTTGGCTGCAGGTAACTGCGTCAACTTCGAGACGTATCAACGGCTGGTGGGTCAACACCGAGGGCTGCAAGATGCCCTCGATATTCTTAACAATCTTTTAAGGGAAGAAGATGAACATGAATGAACCGGTAGCTTCTAACGAAGCTGATTTGGCTTGGGCATTCCCGAGCGTTGAACCCGGTGCGAAGCCTTTAGGGGCGAGAATTTTGGTGCAACTACGTCGTACCAAAAGGAAAGCAACCAGTGCCGGGATTATCTTGGTCGAAGAGACTAAAGAGACCGAGAAGTGGAACAACATGGTGGGCAAGGTAATCATGATTGGGCCTTTGGCGTTTCGTAAGCGCGACACGATGGAGCCGTGGCCTGAGGGCGCATGGTGCGAGGTAGGCGACTACATTCGCGTTCCAAAGTGGGGTGGTGACCGTTGGGAAGCTAAGGTTCCCGGCGACGATGACCACGAAGATCCTGCGCTGTTCATGATCCTTAACGACCATGAAGTTATCGCAAAAGTAACTGGTGATCCGCTGGAAATGCGGGCTTTCATTTAAGGGGTCGATATGGCTACAGATACTAACGACAAGATAACGGCTGACTTATTGGTCAACGAAGGTCAGGATGGCTCGGCAACCGTAACGCTGCCGGGTGACCTGCCGGATGATGACGAAGAGTTAATGAAGAAGGGCGGCGCTGCTGAAGACGACCACGGTTCCGATGAGGAAGATGAGGCGGCTGAGCAGGCTGAGATCGAGGCCAACGGTGAGGTAGACCCAGAGCAAGAGCGCATTCGTTCCGCTAAGCGGGCAAAGCGCAAGGCTCGTAAGGAATACCACCGGCAGGTTTCCAACGAGAAAGATGCGCGGTTGCAGAACCTGTCACGCCAGAACCAAGAGCTTCTGGAGCGCATCAGCACGTTGGAGAAGAAGTCTGCCACGGGTGAGTTGGCCCGTTTGGATAAGGCGATTGAAGACCAGCACCACCGCATTGAGTTTGCCAAGCGCAAGATTGCCGAGGCAACCTCGAGCGGTGACGGTCAGCTCCTGACTTCGGCTCAAGAGATGTGGTTTGAGGCGCGGCGCAAGGCGGAGGACTTGGAGTCCTATAAGCAGCGCATGGTTCAGCCTGAGCGCCAGCAGACCATTAAGCAGGATCCGCGGGTTCAGAGGTATGCGTCGCGGTGGTTAGAGAGCAACCCTTGGTACGACCCTCAAGGCGGGGATCTTGATTCTAAGATCGCCCTGACGGTCGATCAGTCGTTGGCGGAGGAGGGCTGGGATCCTTCCACGCCGGATTATTGGCAAGAGCTTGATAACCGCTTGTCAGAAAGACTACCGAACCGCTATACTGAAACCAGCAATGAGAAACCGGTTCAGCGCCGTCCTCGGAGCGTGGTAACTAGCAGTGGTCGCGAAGTAGCATCGAGTAATAGTGGGGGCAGGAATACCTTCACCCTCTCACCCGATCAGGTGAAAGCTATGAAAGATGCCGGCATGTGGGACAACATAGAAGTCCGTAACCGCATGATCAAGCGCTATGCAATGGAAGCCCGCAACCGTCAAGGAAGGAACTAATCATGGATTCTCGTTTAAAAAAATCTCTCTCTGCAGGTGGACGCGAAGCAAGTCGCGTGAGTCACGATCCGATTCGTGAGGCACCGGAGGAACAGTTCGTATCGTCAGAAGAGCGTCGAAAGATGTGGAAAGACGAATGGACACAAAGCGCGTTGCCTGATTCTCCTCGGATTCCCGGGTGGCACACCATCTGGTTATCTACGACTAACACATACGACAGTATCGACAAGCGGGTTCGCCTTGGTTACGTCCCAGTTCTGGCTGACGACATCAAGGGTTACGAAAACTACCGCGTAAAGGCTGGCGAACATGTGGGGTATATCGCTTGCAATGAAATGTTGCTGTTCAAGATCCCGATGGATCAGTACCAAGAAATTATGACCCACTTCCATCACGATGCACCGCTGGAGGAGGCCAATAAGATCCGCGTACAGGCAGAAAACATTCAGGGCAGGGATAGTTCGGGACGTAGTCTCGGACAGGCGGAAGGGGAAGGAATCAAGCATATGGATGATCAAGTGCCGACGCCCACATTTAGTGGCTAGGTAATTGTTTAACGATTGGAGCTAATTATGTCTGCAACTTCTGCTCCGTTCGGCCTGCGCCCCGCGTTCCACCCGAGTGGTCTGGATCGCGCTATTGCGCTTGCTGACGGCATCGTATCGGCTTATTCCACTGACATTCTCAAAGGTCAGCCGGTAAAAATGGCAACCACTGGTGTACTCCAAGTGGCTGCTGCTGGTGATGCATTCCAAGGTGCCTTTGCTGGCGTCGAATGGACTGACACCACTGGTCGTCGCCGCGTATCGAACTACTGGCCTGCAAACACTGCATACCAGACTGGTTCGTGCGTTGCTTACTACTACTCCGACCCGAACATCGTTTACGAAGTTCAGGCGGCTGGCACTCTAACTCAGGCTGCTATTGGCGAAGAGTTCGACCTCAGCAACACTACTGCTGGTTCGACTACTACTGGCCTTTCGCAAGCTACTATGAGCATCACTCCTGCGGGCTCTGGCAACAACGCCCAAATGCGTGTGATCAACTTGGCCCCCTACGCAGACAATGCATGGGGTGATGATTATGTAATCGTACAGGCACAGATCAGCAAGCATCAGTATGTTGCTCTGTCCAACGCCATCTGATAGGAGGTACTAATCATGGCAGCTCCGATGAGAAGTACCGACTTTCGTAGCATTGTTGAACCCATTCTGAATGAGTGCTTCGACGGTGTCTACGATCAGCGTACTGATGAATGGTCACGCGTCTTCCGCGAGTCGGAAGGCATCCCACGCAACTACCACGAAGAGCCAGTGCTGTACGGCTTTGGCGCAGCTCCACAACTGCCTGACGGTACTCCAGTATCGTATCAGCAGGGTGGTGTGCTGTTCCTCAAGCGCTATGTCTACCGCGTCTATGGTCTGGCATTTGCCCTGACCAAAGTTCTGGTTGAAGATGGCGACCACATCCGCATCGGTCAAGTTTACGCTCGCCATCTGGCGCAGTCGTTGATCGAGACCAAGGAAACCCTGTCGGCAAACGTACTGAACCGTGCGTTTAACGCTTCGTATCCGGGCGGTGACGGCGTTGCACTGAACAGCGCTTCGCACCCAATCGTAAACGGTACTGCATCTAACCTCTTGGCGACTGCTGCGGTTCTCTCGCAGACTTCGCTGGAACAGATGCTCATTCAGATCCGTCAAGCTGTTGACAACAACGGCAAGAAGATCCGTCTGGTACCGCGTCAGTTGGTGGTTGCTCCGGGCAACATCTTCCAAGCAGAAGTTCTGCTGAAGAGCGTTCTCCGCGCTGGTAACGCTAACAACGACATCAACCCGATCAAGTCGATTGGTCTGTTGGATGAAGGCGCTGCAGTTTTGTCGCGTCTGACTTCGTCGACCGCATGGTGGGTTCAGACCGATGCACCAGAGGGCATGAAGCTCCTGATGCGTCGTAAGCTGGAGAAGACCATGGAAGGTGACTTCGAAACTGACTCGATGCGCTACAAGGCCACCGAGCGTTACGATGTTGGCTTCACCGACTGGCGGGCTATGTACGGCACACCGGGCGTATAAATTGGGTTG